TGGGTTAAAGGACTGGAGACAGTTCTGGGTCCGGGCGGCACGGTTGGTCAGCTCTTAGCTGGGCGGTGGACACCAGACCTCCCCAGCCCTGAGCAGACCCCCGAGCTTGCCTTGATCCTCGCCCATCGCGCCGATGGGGTAAAACTCCTGGGAGGGGGAACGGTGCAAGGGGAGGGTGACGAGCCTACCACGGTCAGCTACTTTGTGGTTGAGCGATCGGATGGTGGTGTGGATGTTGTTTGTCCACGACTCGTGTCCTCCCTGGCGTCTTACTCTTGTTATCGAACAAGAGAGGCCACGCTTGTGTTGGCGCTGCGTTCGCGCGCGCTGGACAGGTGCAAGAAGTGGGGCTTGTCCGAGCTCCACACTCAGCTGTTTGTTTCTACTGCAGTTGAGTGGGCCTGGAACCCTAGCCCTGAGGAACTTAGACTTTCTCAGAGCATTGAAGACGCTTACTCCCCGAACTGGTGGGGCTAGGACAGACCGGTTGCGACCCGGGGCATTTGTGTTGGTGATACAGATGTCTCTCCTCATCTCATGATTGAGGAATTCACCCTGGTGGAGGGTCGGGATTGTGTCTGTGAAGAGCCGGTTCGTAGACAGATGTGGGTGGCTTGGAGGTCGGGGTTGCCGGGTACTTGGCTTCCGACCGTCCACGCCAACTGCCACCACAATGAGATTGCGGCCTTGGCCAAGAGGTCTCTAGCTTATCTCCCCAGGGGGCTCTCTCCTTTCATCTCTGACGATGTCCAAGCTGTTTACTCGAGGCTTGGTGCATTGGCCAGGAGGTTTAGGGAGCCCCGTTGGAGCTTGCTGGAAACAGCAGAGTCGTATTCTGGGGCAATGCGACGACGCTACATCGAAGCTGAACGCTCGCTTCGGGAGGATGGTCCTCTCAACTCCAAGGACCACCTTCTGCGAGGGTTCCTCAAAGCCGAGAAGTGTGGAGCTGCTAAGGATGCGAAACCACGGATGATCTTTCCCAGGACTCCTAGGTTCAACCTTGTTGTGGCTTCTTGGTTAAAACCTTTAGAACACTGGTTGTGGGGCAATCTCACAGCCAGGCGGTTATTCGGTGGTTCTAATTCCAGGGTTGTGGCTAAGGGGTTGTCCCCGCGCCAGCGCGCGAATTTGATCAAACGTAAGTTTGATGCCTTCAAGCGTTGTGTTTGTTTTGAGGTTGACGGCAAGGCCTTCGAGGCTCATGTCACGCAGAACCATAGGGATAGGGAGAATAGGGTCTATACCAGCGCGTATCCCAACGATGCTGGTCTGGTCTCTGTGCTGTCACATCAGTTGCTTAAGGGTGTGACCAACAATGGTGTTAAGTTCTCGCGTCCGGGCGGGAGGGCTAGTGGTGACTTCAACACCGGCATGGGCAATTCGTTGATCATGTTGGCTGTAGTTGTCGGCGTTCTGGTTGGCTATGACGTGCGGTTTGACGTCCTGGTTGATGGTGATAACGCTCTAGTCTTCCTGGAATCCTCCGACCTAGACGCTGTCTGGGGAACTTTTTACCAGCGTGCCCTTGATTCTAGTGGGTTCGAAATGACACTCGAACGCCCTGTTACGGTTCTCGAGCGCATAAGGTTTGGCCGGTCGGCCCCTGTTCTGGGGCCTCTCGGCTGGACCATGGTGCGCGAACCGTGGGCGGTGCTGTCTG